CAGTCTTTGAAGACGGTTTGCCTGACTTGGTCCGCCATTTCTGAGAGGTCCAATCCTTCAGAGACTGCTGCGGGGCTTTCACTTGTAGCCCCCGCCCTTTGCCTTGTACTGCTTGGCCAGAAGCTGAGCCTTGCGGGCGCTCCACTGACCTGCCGCCGTGCCTTGCGTAGCCTGCCCCTTGATCTTCTCAAAGAGGCTCTTGCGCATCCCAGGCTTGGTGTAGTTGCCCGCCTCGTTCACGCGGCTCTCGCCACCTTCAGCATAGAGCTTGACAGGCTCCAGGGCATCCTTGCGCAGGATCTTCCTGGGCTTCTTCAACTCCGGACGTATGGCGCCCATGCCGCGTGAAGTTCGCATCAATACACCTTGCACTTCCTAACGCCACGTTGAGCAATACCAGCACCCCGGACACTGCCGCCGGTGGCGTAGGCTTTCACCTTGCCGCCCTTCTTCATGCCGCCCATCTCTCGTTCGTCCATCCGATCTGCGGTACGACTGCGAAACTCAGGGCCAGCTTTGGATTCGGTCTTGGGCGCCTCGGAACGATACACACCGCCCTTTGTTCCTTCAACCTGCACACGCGGTTTTGCATTTCGTGCTTCGGCTTCAGCCTTATCCCGAGCACTACGGAAGACGCCTCGCCCAAGCTCAGGAATGCCTGCTGGCTCAGACAGGCTGTCATCCATTTCCCGTGCAAACCGTGCGCGTCGCGCTTCTGCAATGGGTGGAAGATCAAAAGCAGGGGCTTCTCGCGCCGCTGGGGCGGCAGCACGCTCTGGAGCAGCCCTGGTCGCAAGAGACCGCGCTCCAATTGCCCCGGGGCCGGCGATCATCAACTCGGGGTAAACGGGTTCAATGGCATCGCGCCCGGGTCGCATGAGATCTTCTCTGCGACGCTTTTCCGCCAAGTCGGCCTCAAACTCATCGGCCCGTTGGCGTGCAGCCATCATAGAGCGAGCGCCTGCGCGTTCCTCCGGAGTGCCAAACGGGGACTTCTCCTTTGGAGGCGTTACCCGCATAACCGGATCTTGGCCGCGAGCACGCTGGTCATACGCCGAACGCGTTTCAACAGCAGGCGTTTCCTTCTTCGGCTCAGCAGACTTCGACGCAGGGGACTTGCGTCGCACAAGGCCCTTGTCTGCATTCAACAAGTCACGAAGCGTCTTGTCGGATCCATATTGCCGACGAAAGTCCGCAAGTTCTTCCGCACTGACCACTGCCTTGCCGTTCACTATGGGACGATCTTCCATAGGGCCGGCGTACTTCTTTCGCGCCCGTGGCGAGTCCGCAAGTTGGTCGCTGGATGGACGATTGCGGCTTTGAAGCCGGTTCAAAGCGGCTGTAGTTTCCGGGTCATAACCCGTATTCATTGCCATGTCACACCATCCTTCCCTTGGTATGGCCTTTGCGAACGCAACCGTCAGCGCGGGTCACTCCACCCTTGGCGAGCTTCTTGACCGAAGCCTTGGGAGGGGGAGGCGGCATCGGGTCCGAAGGACCGATCCCCGGACCACCGTAGTCGCCGCGCTTGATCTTGCGCTCGGTGGTGAGGCCCTCTTCATGGTAGTCCGCCATTTCTTCAGCGGTAGCGCCACCAATCCCGGCGGAACGTCCGCCACCAACTTCTTTCTTGGCCATCAGCACTTACCTCCACTCTTCATGGCCATAGCGCCGGCCATCTTGGGCATCTTGGCCTTGGTGCGGCCCTTCTGCTGGACAGTGTGTTCACCATGAGGGCGCAAGCCTCCCGCAGTGACCTTGCCCATTTTGGACGGAGCCATGCCGCCGCTTGCCATACGTTTCGTCTTCATGTCGCCACCTTCCGAGAAAAGAGCCATTTTTCCGCGATGGGTTTCTGGCCGGTTGATCGCTTGAACATCCGCACGCGATTTGGCGCTGGGACCGCTTTTGTGAGCTTTAGGCCCAACAAACTTTTCGGCCACATCTTTGCTGACCCCAGCCTTCTTTGCAAAAGCCGGATTGTGAGCCACAGCCTGCATGAAGCGTTCCTGCTTAGCTGATTTGACCGGCATGGGGCTTGATCCTCAAAGTGTCGATCTTGGCTTCAATTCTGTCAAAGCGTTCAATCAGCTCTTTCATGTCCTGCCGGAACTCAGATCGAGTGATGTGATCCCGAGCCACTTCCTCACGCGTCCTGTTGAGCAGGATGCTGATTCGGTCGAGTTCTTTGAACTTCGCAGTCATAAAGAACCCCACGATGCCAAGGAGCACTGTCAATACAGTGTTCCAAACCGCTACGAAATCCATTCACTGTGTCTCCTCAGCAGTTCCACGCCCGGAGAGACTTGTTGATCCGGCTGTTTGGATCGTTTGCCGTCTTGGTGCTTGTGAGCTTCTTCTTCATGCCCTTCATCCGAGCACAGAAGGAATCGCGCCTGGGACCACCTTCCGGCTGCGGGGCCTTGAGCCCCGGCTTCCCAGGATTGGCCCGGTTGTAGCTGGCCCGCCCCTTGGCGTTGAGCCCGCCAGCCTCGGATTTGCCTTCCTTACGCTGCCATGCGGGGGACTTCGCCATGTTACGCCTGCGCTTCTTTCCAGTTGATACGCGCCAGCATGGTCACAGCCGAGGCCGTGGTGTTGGTGGCGACAATGTAGAGAATGTCAGGACCATCGGGGTACAGGCCGGCCTGCGAAGTGGGAACCGTGTTGCTGATACCGCCGCCCAGGATGGAGTTGCCAAGATCCCGAACGTTTGACAGGTCAAGCGAGTTGACACCGTTTGAATACAGCGCGGTTACCGATTCGCCTCCGGAGATCGTCGCCGTGTTGCTGGTGTTTACAGCAACCTGTGCAAGAGACGACGAGATCTGAGTTCCCGTCGCAACCGATACAAACGAGCCGCTGAAGCCGGTGACGGTTCCGTTCAGGATCAGGTTGATAAGCACAGCCCCCGATGTCACAGCGGCCATGTCGGTCAACTGCAACTGAGAGCGGTTGATGACCTCTTTGACGCCAAGCAGACCAATGGTGCCGTTGTCCACCGAAGGCGCAATCCGGATCGCCATGATGGGAACCGTAGTGCCCGCGTTCAGGCTGATGGTGGACGTCGTGCCGTAGTTGAAGATCAGCGACTTGTCGTCGTTGAACTGCCCGTCCATGATCACAGACGAACCCCAGTGCGACAGGGATGCGTTTGTGTCCGGGGAGGCGTACTCGACCTGAACCGGAGCGGTAGCGCTGAAGGTAAACGTCTGAGCAGACAACGCACCACCAGCTTGCGCTCGGCCTGAAATGACCAGCGAGCTACCCGTGATTGAGGAGTAGGCGATGTGTTCAACCGCCCCGCCAGACCCTGCGGCCTGAACTCGCACAACCCCAGACGGAGCGAAGCCAGCCGTACTGGCCACCGAGATAGTACCGCCAACCCCAGTACCGCTGGACAGCGTGCTGGTCAGAATGGTGGTTGGGGTAATACCGTTCGATTCGTAGTGCGCCGGAAGGTTGCCCGAACGCATGTACGCTTCGTATTGGACGTTGTTGTTGGTGAACTGAAAGACGTAGGTGATCTGACCCTTGCTTGTACGCAGACCAAACCGCGAGAAGCCTGCACCGTACCACGAGTAGTCGATGTAGAACATCTGCATACGGGTGAGGTCCAGCGTATAGCCAGACGGCCCCGTACCATCCAACGGGTCAATCCACTGAGAACGCGGAACCCGAAGATCGACGGTCTTGGACACAAGAGCGTTAGAGATCGTTGAGCCCCGGTACTCCGGGCTGATGAACATCGAGGTATCGCTGGCAATCGTCACCACCCGGTAAGACTGCCCCCGAATGACGATGAAATCACCAGGGCGAAGCTGGGTGCTGAATTGCGTACCAGTGCCGGTCACGGCGGCGCTGTTCTGTGTCACAGATACAGAGCCATTGATCTGCGTCACGCTATTGCGCCACACAGCATACATGGTCTGACCGTCGTACTCAAAGAACAGCCCGTTCTGCTGGTCAAAGAAACCAACCCGCACGGTAGAACCGTACCAGTTGGTCGGACTGACCCGGATCGGATAGCCTGTCGCCGGAGAAACGCCCGGGGCGGCGCGCATGGTGTATGTAAACGTGGTTGGAGACGGAGTTGATGCAATTACGAAGGAGCCGTTGTAGGCGCCTTGCTCCACCCCACGAATCTCAACCGTGCAGCCAACCGCAAGGTTGTGTGCATACCGGGTCGTGACGGTTGCCGTCGTGCCGGACGATGTGATGCTGGTGGTCACCAGAACCGGGCACAGCGAAGTGCCGGTCGAGAACTGGATGCCCTTGCCTGACTGATAGCGGAAGTAGCGGCGAGTTTGACGGATCAACTGACTGTTCGGAACAGTCGCACCCGCAGAGAACGCCACGCCGCCATCAAAGGTGCGGGACTCAACATAGCCAGCAGGTCGTGCAAACAACACGCTGGTGCCAGCAGAGTTGGTGATGGCGCCACCGGCCACAGCACCGTTGGAGTTCACAAAGGTGAACGTGTTGGCCGTTGGGGTTGTAACTACAACCTGCGCACCGTTGATGATGGTGCCGCTACTCGTGGTGTTAATGATGTAGATCAACGCCCCGGCGGACAGGCCGTGCGGGTTTGAGGTCGTGCAGGTAACGGTGGTGCTGCCGTCAGTGGTGAAGGCGTTTGCACCGATCTGAATGCCGCAACTCGAATAGAAGAAGCCGCGATAGACATACGTCAACGCAGCGCTGTAGCAGTTGGACGCACCCACAGCAGACGACGTGATCACCGTCATCGTGTTGGTGCCACCAGCCGCCGTGAACCACCAGCCATTTGCGGCAGGGTTAGTCGCGTTCTGGATGTAGATGGTGGTGTTTGCCGGGACCGTGAACGTCCCAACAATGGTAACCGTTGTGCCAGAGCCAGTGATCGAGGTCACCGTCAGGGGCTGTTGGGGGATGAGATACACGCTCTGCCGATTGTTTTGCAGAGCGATGGATTCCCACTTCGTCGGTTGCTGACCGTATTCAAAGTCAGTGTCGATCAGCGACTGCGGAGACGAAATCCGCATCTTGCCAACCGGGTCTTGAGCGCCGGGGGCAGCAGTGAAATAGGGCGAGACAGCGCCAGAATCAACCTTGCCCGTGATGGGCTGAGACTTGTTGGTGATGGCGTCAACTACGGTCCAACCAGACATAGCGGCTCCTTAGATTCAAAGAAGGGGGCCGGAGCCCCCTTGTTGTTCAGCCTGCTCAGTCGAAGTTACCGTATGGGTAAGCGGTGGCCGATCCCACATTACCATCAGGTTGGACGTAGCGCACAGTGAAGTACATCGTGCCTGCATTCAGCGTCGTCATGCTGGTGCCAGCAATCGAGATCGTGAACACAAGCTGCGACACGTTGGCCTGCCCGTTGGGGGTCAGGATGTCGGTAGACGAAGAGAACTGATTCGCCAACTGCGTTCCGGTGAACGTAGACAGCGCCTGCCGCCCGACTGCCGAAATCGTGCCAGTAGCAGCATAGGTCGGCGTTCCACCTTGGACCGTGTAGTTGTTCGACACGTACACGGTGATCGTGCTGATCGAACCAGAGGCCACGGTCGGCACAACGCCAACATCAACAAAGAAGTCGTTGATGTCCGATCCGGTCGGCAGATAGAACACGAAGCCACGATAGATCTGGGTCGCGCTGTCTGCGGGAATCGACGTAGCTGACAGGACCGGACTGGTCGAGGACGGCGTGTAAACCGTTACTGCCGTATTGGCAAACGTCTGCCCGTCCGTCACGAACTGGCCAGAAGCGCCACCGTAGTTGGCAGTATTGGCCGTGGTGTTGGTCAGCACCATCGCGCCGGACTGAACCAGTTCAGCGCTACCGATGTTGCGGAACGGGGGAAAGCGGTTGTCGCCCGAAAGGATCGGGCCTTCAAAGGTGGAGCGTCCCATGATGATTCCTCATGCAAGAGTTCCCGTACCAATCGTTGCATCGTCTGCTGGGCCAGTCCGGTACGGGTTAAATCCCAGGTCTGTTTAACTATAGCCCAAAAGAAAAGGGGGCACAAGGCCCCCCTTTGAATGGCAGATGAACCGCGATCAGTAAGAGCCCGAAGACCCGAACATGCCCAGCGGATCCGACCAGCCGAACGAATAACGCTCGCGGGCCTTGTACCGAACGTTGCCGGTATCGAAGTCGCCGTCCATGCTGTTTTGCAGCGGGGTACGGACGAAGTGCTTCAGGCCGTTGGGAACGTCCGTGGTCAGGAACCACGCGTTCGTATCGGTCAGGAAGTGGTTGACCGTGTAGCCTTCCGGAACGGCGCCGTTGTTCTTCAGGGCGTTGATGTCGTTGTTGTTCGTGCCGACACGGAGTTCCGTCTCAAGCAGACGAGTGGCAACGAACATCAGGGCCGGCGGAACAATCAGCTTCTTCGGCTTGGCGGCAATCAGCAGATTGCGCTCATCGGTCCAAGCTGCGATCTGAATGACTGCGGCCTCCAGAGAGGTTTCATTCAGGTCAGCCTGGGTCGAAGGCGTATTGCTGTTGGTCGCGCCGCTGGTGAGCGGGTGAGCCGTCGAGAACAGCGCAACACCGTCA